CTCGGACCTTTGCAAGAGATTCCTTCACTTGCGGCCATACAGAGTGAAGCGTGGCCGGCGCTATTAGATGAAAATCCATTAATTCCCCGTCAACACACGAGCATCGCGGAAGGCCAGAGGACTTGCAGACGTGCAAATCCAACCGGTAATGATGTACTTCGACCCAGCCGTCCCGAGTTCGGACGGGGCGCTATTTGAAACGAAGTCGCCGACGCGATAGCTGCCAGCGGTCGGGGCCGAAGTCGTCGCCTGATAGCGGGACGACAGCCTGCCCTCAGACAGAGCGTTCAACTGCGACGCAATATCCCGCAGAAGGTAAGTGAGCTTCCTTTGCATCCCCGGCGCATCGGTTGGGATGTAGGGAGATTCCTCGATTTTCATTCCTGCGTTCCTTCATCCATGTCGATGTCCAAGGCGACAAGGCCTGCAGGTCCAGTCATATCGACTCGGAAGCTATGCCAGCGCGCAGAACGCCGGAAGTCAAATCGGTTTCTTGACATGCTCACAGTGGAATCCTGCGTTGGCGTCCCGGACACCGTATCTTGATAGTAGTTCGTTGCTGTTGCAGATGTCGGGACCGTTCGCCACCGCGGAGAAAGACGCCGCATGAACGGGAAATTCGTGATGTCGCCATAGACGCCCGTCTTGAACCAAGTCGCCCCCGGAGTCCCGGTCACGGTGTAAAGGTTGGACCCTTGAAACACCGCAGGAACCATGTTCTGGACACTCCAGAACGGCGAATCGAATGGGACGGAAGGAAGCGCATCGTAGGTGCCGTAGACCGAAAGCCCATCGATCGTTGCGCCACCTGTCAAGTAGACCACGGGGGTTGAAACATCAAGGCGACGTTTCCCCCATTTGTTGGTCCGGAAGTTGTAGACGACTTGGGAGTCAATCAGCCCTGTCGTTGCGCTCGTGCTTGGGTAATACCAGTAGATCAGGCTTCGCGGGAGATCGACAGAAGCGATGATGTTGGCAGCATACGGCTGGTTCAGGTCACCGAAAAACCATTCTCTCAAAGGCGCACCCATCGGCTGGGGGACAGTGCCGTCAAAGGTGTAAAAGTCATTTTTCCCGACGAAATACTGCCTGAAATCAACCGTCGCAACGGCGCGCTTTGAAATACACCCGATGTCCCCGGGGATGCGCGTCCACTGCCAGATAAGCGGCGGCCCGACATACCGGCCGAGGTACATCGAAGTGGCCTTGTAGGCCACCGCAGCCTCTCCTAGCGCCGCCGCGGCCGTCACAGCACCCGGAGTATCGAGAAATCGGCCGTTGGCCGCCTGAGTGGCCGCGGAGGGCGTCCAGAGGGTGTGGTCGCGGAGACCGGAACACCACCAGCCATCAGGGTTGTCTCCGTAGGTCGCGTCATTGGTGTTGAATGCAAGGACGAACCCGGAAGCAGTGCAAAGGATCGAGGCCTTGGGGGCGGTCGCAATGTCCGAAAACGCCCCGCCCGTCGATTGCCCAATCACTTCTGACCTGTTGGCGTTCAAGACAGCATTGCCAAATACGCAGAACGACTGTGGTTCAAGGCCGGTGTACCCACCAACTCTGGATTGGTTCGTCCAACTGGTGCCGGAGGCCTCAAAAATCTTAGTCGAGGTCGCAGCAAACAGTCGATACGACCCATTCAGCAGGAAAGCCGTGTATGAGGCCGTCGGCGTGCCGACAATCGCCGCCTAGCCAGAGTCAATCAGGCTGTTGGCTGAAGCGAGACCCTGCATCGTGGGGATGATGCCATCGCAGTCCGTCATAACCCCCTGCACTTCGGGGTCAAGGTCTGGCGCGAAACCATCAAGAGGCACCCTCACGGCGACAACCTCGGCAAAGTGCGAGCCGGAGCATTTCCATACCTTGCGCGGTCGTCAACGCGCTTGATCGCGTCGAGAATCGACTGGTATTGCTGCGCCCAGACCAGGGTTCTTCCATCATCTTTCAGATACGGGGCGGTTTCGATCAATGTCGCATACAAGTACAAGCCCGGCTCCTTCGTAATCAGCCAGTTCGTCTCATTGCTGACAGTCGTCGTCCCGCCTCCGGGCGCGGACACAATCGTTGGGACATCCGAAAGCGCAGGGATTTCCTGAAAATACAGCAAAGAGTATTGCAGGCTTGTGGTTTCGGAAACGTTGCCGCCAATCACGTACAACACCGAGCCGACGCGGACATACCCGACCGGGAAGTAGGTGACCGCATCTTTGTCGGCTAGCCGCTCAGGCGGCATCGGGTGGATTTCCTTGTAGATTCCGCCAAGAAGAATCCGCACGGACTGCAATTCAAGGCAGTCATCCGGCACACTGATTGTCTTGAACGCAGTCGAAACGACACCTACGGATTCAACCTGCATATCCAGCGTGCGCAGGTCCTTCCCCATCCGCTTTTCTGCAAGCTGGATGAAGGTCGGAATCTAGGCCGAGAGATCGGAGCGCGCCAACCAAGAAGCGACAGCGTCCTTCAGCGTCGTGTAGCTCGTAATCACACCTTGCCCCTCCAGACTCGAAAGCCTGCAAGTTCTGGATCGTTCAGCATGTTTTTGACATGCACAGGATTCGCCATCAACTCATGGAATGAAATCCCCTTGAGCTAGGCGTAATACTCGAAAAACCCCGGCGGAAAGTGCGCCGCGTGTTTGAAATCGCTTGAACCGGTAATGCCAGCACTTTGCAATGCCTTGGCATGCTCGATGTACGGCTCAGCATCAAACGACCTCCGCTCAATGAGGTTGTCGCCTTCCGACCAAAGGCCAGTCGTTTTCATCAAAGTACCTTCTTCAGCGAAATTGAGTCAACAGAACCAGAAGCGCTTGCCGATGCAGAAATCGACAGCCCATTGGCCGCACCACTGAGCGTGGCATATCTGACGTATGTTCCGGGCGCGATGATTCCGGGAGAGAATGAATTAACCGTAGCGCCTGCATTCGTGAACCTCACCGTCAGGAGAGGCGCAATCACGCTCGTCACCACGATGGTGACCGCATAGGTCGCACCTACTGTAGGGGAAACGGTCTGCGTCAGAAGGGACACCGCGCCGGGGACAGAAACTGTCGCAAGCCCTCCCGAAATCGTCCAGCCCGTTCCTTTGGCCCATACCGTATCAGTATCGAACCCACTGTTGGTCAATAACTCAGGGCCTAGCGCGTATGCGCCAGACCTTCGCAACGGCAGGCATGACCCGAGTCCGAGCGCCATCAGTAGACCCCGACAAGGCCCGTTGCCGTAGTGCCTGTCGCAAGCACCTGAATCACTCGGCAAGGCAGGACCTGCCCAGCGGGGACATTCAAGAAAGTCACCGACGGGTTACCGTTTTCCGGGACTACCGCAATATTGCCAACTGACCCGCAATAGACAGTGACGGGCGTGCTGAATACGTCGGTGTCACTCGGGGTGATCGCCTAAGCGCCGCACGGAAGCGTCGGACACTGCGGGCTGATCGTGGTGATGTTTGGGAACGAAATCGTCGCCATTTTTGTCGCTCCAAAAAAGGAGCCCCCGAAGGGGCTCCGTCATGCTTAGGTCAGGTCACGAATCTGCGCGTGGGCGTCCTTGTTGTCCATCTGCAGACCGTATTCGTAGGTCAGCAGCATCTTCTCCGCGTCGCCAGTCTTGGCGAGCGGCTTGGACTCCAGAGGGCGCAGGGTCCGCATCGAAACATGCTGCAGGTCAAGCACGTACACCGCCGCATCAAGGAAGCGCGACGGGACCAGCTTGATCTGGCCGAAGTCGGACACGTACACGTCATAGGCCGCCCGCAGCTTGCCGCTGTCGGCTTCCTCGTAACGCTGCGCGTTGCCCGCGAAGGCCGAAGCAAGCTGTTTGTCCGTGCCTCGCATCAGCGCCATGGTCGGCTCGCCACCAGCCGTCCAGCACTTCTGGAGCGAATCCTTCAGCAGCGCTTCGGTGAAGGCTCGCGCCGTCCCCGCGACTGGCGCGGTATTGGTGGAAGGATTCGGGAACGCGCCGACACCCGCACCAACCGAGCCCTGCGTGATCCAGCCAGCAAGGCCACGCGTCTGTCGGGCCGTGCCCGTCGCGCCCGCATTGAAGGTCGTGTTCTGGCAGAGTGCGACCTCGACATCGCGCAGAATCTCCTTGGTCTTCTTGAGCTTCTGCATGTTGAGTTCGGACTTTCGGCCGGCCTTGTCCACCACCTCTTCCGTGTCGGAGATGATGAAGTTCTTGGTGCTGATCTGCGTGTAGTTGCCCCAGCGAGTGGTTGCCGTCACCGCGGTGAACGACGCAACGTCATCACCTTCGATCTGCGCATTGTTGGCCGCAGCGGCGAGGGAGTCGGTCTGCCACTCGAAAAAGCGATTGCCGGTCTTCGAGTTGCGAAGGGCGGCAGTCAGAGGCCTCTACGTCGGAGAGATCATGTCGATGACATCGGACAGGTCCTCTCGGATACCGATGGCACCATACGTGGTGTAAGTGTTCGTGATAATCGCCATTTTGGCTCACCTTTGGTTGAGATAGTTGAGAATGTCGCTGTCGCTGTGTGTCCGGCGGGCTTTTGCCTTCAGCGCGGACACGTCAGCGTCTTGTTTGGTGGAAGCGCCATTGCGCGTCCCCGGCGCGACCGTCTTTGCGGGCGGTGCGGCCGTCTGCTTCTGCTTCATCGCCTGCTGGGCCCGATAACGCGCAGCGTCTCGGACAATCAGCATGGCGCGGTGGTCGGAAAGCGCGTCAAGCTCCTCCGTTTCATACCCCATTTGCATGAGGTAATCCGCAATAACCCTCGTGTCCGCCTCACGAACCTTCGGGTCACGCCATTCCGGAAGCTTTTCGCTCAGCTTGCGCTGTTCTTCCGCCAAGTACCGCTGATAGTCGTGCTTGGATTCGGCCTCTGCCTGCTGGGCGTGGAGTTGCCGCTGTTCCATTGCCTGACCAATCAGCCGCTGTTTCTGCTCGATTCCTTCCTTGACAATCAGGTAACCGCGAGTGTCACCTGAATCGAGCAATGCCTGAAGCTGCCTCTGGTCGCCGACAAGCTCCTGATAGAGAACATTCGCAAGCGCATCCAACTGGTTAACGCGGGTTTCGCGTTCCTGTCGGAGTTGCTGCCGCTCCTGCTCTGCCGCTCGGGTTAGCTCTGCCGCGTGGGCCGTCTTCTGGCGGTAATCTGCGTCGCGCATGTAGCCTTTGAAAGCCTCATCCGCGGTGACTTCCAGTTCCTGTCCCTGAACTGAAATTTTGTGCTTGTTTTGCAGCCATGCGAGCGGGTCCGGCTGATCTGCGGGGGCAGATTCCTCTGCCTCCTCCTGCTCCTCCGCTTCCTCTTGGGCTTCTTGCCCGTCCGCTTCCTTCTAGGCGGCCTCTCGCTCCTCGTCTCGCTTGCTCAGGAACTCCAACGCAGCCGCATCGCCGGTTTCGAGTTCCGTTTCCGGTTGACTCTGATTCATTGCACTCACTCACATATGCCCGTTAGGGCGAAACCCACGTCCCGTCACTGAACAGGACTCGAAATTCTTCTCCAACGCATACTTGCGCGCCATATCCAAGCCCGTAGAACACCTCTTGCAAGGGCTCGGGATGCTCGATCTTGCACGGCAAGTGAGGTTTCCGCTCGTCAGCAAGGCGCTGAACGATGTCGATCACCTCGCTCCACGTCGGGACAGTTGAACGTCCGCCATTCTCCCGGTCGTCACTAGGCTTTCCATGTGAGCCCGTGTCTGCCGAAGCAGTTTCAGGCTCAACCACAGGCTTTCTCGGCCTTCCGCGTCTCTTGACGGGCTCGATATCCATGCGTCTAGGACCTCTTTTTCAAGTTTCTCGAATGCTTCAACGTAAATCGGGTGGTTCAGGATCATCGCAGCCTGCTCGGCGCGACGAATTTCTTCATCCAAGTCAGTCGCCATAGGTCATGCCTTCTTCCTGCTCATTCGCGTCTTCATCGGCCGTACTTGCATCCTTCGCACCCATGGTCTTGGCCGATAGAATCTTGGCTTCCGCATTGATCCGGGCCACCTCGATTGCCTGATCCCGCTGCAGTTCGGCCTTGTACGCCTGCAATTCTGCGTCTTTCTCCGCCTTGAACTGCGCAAGCGCCATGTCGGCTTCCAGCTTCTGTCGATCCCTCTCGGCCTCAAGCTGCTTCTGGAGCTGAGCGTCCTCGGCTTGATACTGCTGCCTCATGCGCTCCACTTCGATGTCTGCCTGCGCCTTGACCTGCGCCAACTGCTGAGCGCCCTGCTGTTTCATCTGCTCCAGTTGGAGTTCGATCGGAGGGCTATCCTGCTTCGGAGCTGCGTTCTGCGGGCTCGTGAAGAACCTGTTTGCGTCGCGGTAACCCATGGCCTCAACCATGAGCGACAGCGCCTCAAACACGTTCTCGGGCGTCGCAAGGCCCTCAGGAGCGGCTTCGCGCTGAACCTGCAACAGCGTCATTGCGTTCTGCAGCTTCTGACGCTTGTTGGTAGTCCCGGTGCCGACGTTGACTGCCGTTTCGTAGCGGTCGGCCCATTCCCGAGGGTTGACCCGCAGCCAGCGGCCGTTGACCTTCACCTGCTCGTCCCGGTCGGCGTATTGCACCGCCAGCTTGAGCAGCAACTGCCAAACACGGGACAGGCCCGTTTCCGCAAACACGCGCGCGATCAACTCGATACGCATCGCGGCCGCGTCCATCATCTGCTGCGCGCCTTCGGAGCCGATATCCGTCTTTTGCAACGCTTCCGGGTTGAGGCTGGTGCCCCCGCTGACGACGCCTGTCCGCTGGTCACGGACCTGACCGAAGTGGTCAAGCATCGTCAACGCCTGACCGCCAATGAACGGGATCGTATCGACTTCGACCATCCCTACAGAACTCACGCGAACGATGCCGCCCGGGCGCGGGTTCAGCAGGTCGTCCATGTTGACCTGATTTTCAACCACTCGCTGCCGCGGGTTGTTGGCGAAATACGCGTTGTCCAGCATCTGCCGAGTCAGCGCGGTGCGAATCCGCTGCAAGTCCTCGCACAGGTCCCACATGCCAAGGCCGACCGCCTTGTAGGGCATCAGGATCGGCGTGAACAACGCAAATGGGTGGTCGTCCGTGATGTCGTTTTCAAAGACGATCCGGCCGGCGTGAACAACTCGGCGGTACTCGGCCACGCCATCGTCGTCCCAATCAACCTTGATATAGGTCTCACAAAGCTCGACCTCGCGCATGGCCTCATCCATCCGAGCCGTCGCGTAGTCGGTGACGCTGTTGTCGTAGTAGCCTCGTTCCGCCATCTCGAACGTGTATTGCCTGTCCGAGTTCTCAGTAGGCACTCGAAGCACGGTCGCCCGGTCATATCCCATGGAAATCAGGTCAGAGAAGCTTTTCATGCTCCGCTGCTGAATGAACCGGGCTTCCTCGATGGTGCGAGCCGCCTTGTTGAACCTCATCTCCTCCGGCGGCACGCCAATGACTCGCTTGTGGCGCTTCTTCTCCTTTCGCTTGGCAACGACGTCGTAGGACTGGTCAACAACGTAGCCGCCGTCCTGCGGCATCATCTGTTCGCCGGCGGGCGTTGCCTCCACGATTTCAATCGACGGGTCATCCGAGAGGATTTGCAGGTCAAACCCAGAAATCCCATCGTACCGTTCAATCCGCTCGTCCCACGTCTCGTCACAATAAACCTTGACCAACGCCTGACGCTGCAGAAGCGCATTCTTGATCGCATCGTGGAGCACCCGGAAGCCCGGGTTTCGTCGCCAGAACAGGTACGAAACGTAGTCAGTTGCGTCTTTTACCTTCTGCTCGTCGCCCTCAATTTCAGGCTGGAAGGTGACAACATCGTCCGACCCGGCAAACAGGTGCATGAGCGACGGCATCATCCATTCGACGGTGTCGGCCATGTCCTTCGACACCACCTGAGACCGCCCCTCGATCTCCGGAGGAGCCAACTCGAACTTCGCTTCGCCCATATAGTAGGCCAGCATCTTGGCGCGCTGCTGGGCCGTGATGTCGCTGGTGCCGATGGCCTGCCTCGACTCCATCTCGATGATGGCAAGCAGGTCTTGGTCGGTCATCTATGCCACTTATGCAACTCCCAGCTTCGGATAGCGCAGTTCCGTGTAGGTCTGCGGTTTGTTTTGCTCGTAGTCAACCGCCATCAGGCCGAAGGCGTCGGCACCGTGACTGGACCAGTCGTGGTCTGGCCCCAAATCAATCTGACGCTTGTCGTCTTTCTTTGGGTGATACCAGCCCAGCGCCTCGCGCCCGGCCTCTGTATTTGCTTCATTGAACCACACGCTAGGCATGACGCGGCGGACGGCCTCGATTCGCTTTGAAGCCGCGCCAGCCCCCATATTCGGGATGACCCGCACAGAGAATCCAGCCGACCTGAACGCGCTTTCATAGCTCACCGCAAAGACCTTGTCGCTACTCGCGCCATCATGCGGAAGAATGACCTGCGCCTTCTCGTATCCGTTGTCTCGCAACCATTGGACGTGTGCCGCAAGCTCCTGACCAACGGCCTCGTAGTAGTTCAGCACGCGAACCTCGCGGCCGACGAACTGCGATATCCACATTGCGAAGGCATCGGCTCTGGCACCTGTGCCACCAATGTCCACGTATGCCCTCATAGGCAGTAGCGGGTCGGCGGCAACCTTCCCGATACGGCCGTCGGACTTGGTGCTCGCAAGCTGTTTGGCGAAGTAAGCGCCCTCGGCAATCGTCAGATAGCCGCCTTCCCACACGTGATCGTACTTGTCCGGCTCCTCCTCCAAGCAGCGCACCCGCTTGCGCTCAAGCGTCTCCGGGAACTTGGGGTTGTCTCGCCAGTTCAACTCAACAATCTTGATCCGCTCGTCTTTTGACCGGCGGTAACGTTCGACAGCAGCCGACTTTCTCGCCGGGTTCCACGTGATCCAAAGCTCGGCGTTCCAATCGGAGCCCTCCTCTCGCAAGGTCGGCTCCACGATGTCGAACGCCGGACCCGTCACAGGCTCGGCCTCGTCAATCCAAAGGATCAGGATTCGACCCTTCGACTTCAGACTCAGGATCGACCTGTCCAGCCCGCAAAACGCAAAGCTGATTCGCCCGTCCTTTGACTTGATGTACTTCTCGCCGACATCGTAGTAGGCCGCCAAGAACGGCTCCTCCTCGATTGCCCGCTTGACCTCCTCCAAGGACGAGTCCTCTAGGGAGTTCATAAACTGGCGAGCGCATACCAAAATACCGCTGGTGCCGCTCATACCGAATTGGTAGCCGCGGACCGCGATCATCTTGGCGAAGCTGCGGGTCTTGGCCGACCCTCGCCCGCCGTAGGCCCCTCTTACGTCCGCCGGGCCAAGGAAAACCGGCTTCAGCTTCTTGGGAACCCACACACGTGCTTCAGTCATCGCTGGTCAGAACAACCCGGGTCACTGTCTCGACTGCGCCGCCGTCCGGCCCTGTCACCTCAGTCCGGTTCAGCTTCGGTGCCGCGTACTCGGCCAGCTTGGCAATCAGGTCAAGAGCCTTAGCAGGGTCAGGCTTACCACCATCGGACCCATCGCCCTCAGCGACAAGCGTCAGCCAGCGACCGAAGTTCTCCGCATTGTCATCCAGAAGCCGCCTGACGGTCTCACGGAACTCAGTCGTCACCTTGTTGGGGGTGCCGGGCGCACGGCCTCCACGGCGCTCTCCGGGCTTGCTACCGCGATTCGGGTTTGACTTACGGCTTGCCATCACTACTTGTCCCGTTAGGCTTCCTGTTCAGGCTTGGCCTTGTCAGCAAGGTAGGTGTCAATCTCAACAATCGCCGCCTCAGCATCCATTATCACTTTTTCGAGCGCCCGCTTTGCGGAAAGGTACACGAAATGATCTTCCTGCTTCCCGCTTGCCTGCCCCAATGTCAGTTCAACAAAACCGGGGCCCAAAAATCTCTTAACCATTTTTAATTCATATCTTTGATTGTCCCCATTTTTAGGGAGCGCACACACGAAAGCAGGCAGGGGGAATGGTTCAGGCGTGCTCATTGAAGGCCACCCTTACTTATGGGAAACCCGAATCGAATGCCAAAATTCGACGTTATCAAACATTGCTGACTCCATAGCTTTGACGTATTCGCTGTCCGCCTCATTTCTAGAAATCCACATCCTTGACTCACCGCCTTCTGCAAACTTGGTGTAGATGACTCTTTTGACCCTTGAAATTGTTTGGCCCAAGCTGCCAATCTCAACGCCACCTATGGGTTCTTCGTTTGAAACCAATAACGCTCGCTCGCCATATCGGACGATCTTGACGTTGCTCATGCCAGCTCCCGACACAAATATCGCCATGCATGCTGGTAAGAATCGTCAGAGCAAAACAGGAAATGGGAACGCCAGCCGTCTTTGTTCAACGCATCGCATTCGATAAAGCCGATGTGGCCATCGCTTCCTCTGCGGAGGTCTCGAACAACCCTGATTCTAGGTTTCATTCCCGCTCCCAATGCCAGTCGCAAACGCCCGCATAGCTTCTCGGTCGCACAAACGTCACCTGATCTCCGAAGTCGTCAACAGCCGTCCAGCGCCCTACGCTGCACGAGTACGGCCATGCGCTCGGGATGTGGCAGCTTCCATAGCCCGGCTGTCTGGCAGCAAGGATTGGATTTCTGTAGCGCTCAGGCGACAGAATCGGATACATCTACATCTGGCCTAACACTCTCAATCACGGCGGCACCTCCCGCACGCTCACGTCGTCCAGCACGCCGCTGAACCCGTAGACAGGGCGGATGAGGATCGACATCACGCCAGCGGGTGCCACGATGTCGCAGCCGAACGTGCCGTCGCCACTGTAGATCGGGCACGACGCATAGCCGCTCGTTCCACGCATCCGGAACCAGTGACGAGGGTCAGTCGAACCAGCGCTGCCGCTGATCTTGTAGCTGACGCGATATGTATGGCCGGCGACGAGGGCGGGAACAGGCTTTTCAATGGGCGCAGTGTAGCCTTCGTTGTGAAATGCAACAGCGCCCGGAGCTGGCAGGATTTGCCACGAGTAACCAAGCACCCAGTCGCCGGGAGTCTCGAAGCCGCCATCTTCAACCAGCTCAGGATTAATTTCCTGCGCGTGGGAGACCAATGGCTTTGCCAACATGAATAGCGTCATAAGCAAAAAGCCGGTAACAATCCCATGGGCTAGCACATACCACGGGCTGTCCTTCCCAAAATCAGGAATAAACTTGATCATGTGTCCTCGCTGTTTCTAAATCACTAATGGGTCTCCGGGCCACCAACTTTCTGTGACCTTTCGACCTGTCTCGTCGTCGATGTATATGGCGGCCGCAGTCGGAATCGAACCGACATCACAGGCTGTAGAGGCCCGGTTTAGCACCCAAGCGTGCGGCGATAGTTGGGCCTCACGCGCCGTTTGTACGGCGTCGCGGGATTCGCGGATCGATGCCACTGACAAACGGGTTGTAGTTGTTGGACAGCGAGCTTCGGCCGATCGACTGGAACGTCGAAGGCCCCATGCTGCCTACAAACCCGCTTCCACTATGCCCACCGCTGGACGCAGGGGCGATGGTAGGAACGTAAGGGTTGATCGTCGGCAAGATCGATTGGATCGACGGGTCAGGCGGCTGCTGCACAAGCGACAAGGTCGAGTTGCCGCCCGGGGTATACATGCCCGGATTCTTGGTGAAGTCGGTAACGCTCGGGCCTGCCCGATAGTTCTCGCCAACGCGGAACCCGCTCGCATCCCAGCTATGAGGCCCAGTGCTTGTGTTGAACTGCCCTGCCACCCCGGCAAGCGGCCCCTGCCCGTAGTAGCCGTTCACCCCCTAACGAATCAGGGTGCCGACGCCCGGGGCAATCGCATTCCCCACAACGCCGCCCACCGTGCCAAGAACCTGCAGCGGGGTGACGTTGAACTGGCCAGTCCCGTGGTTGTAGTTCTGACCCGGGAAAAACCTGTCCGCAAGGCCGCCAAAAAAGTTTCGGATGCCGCTTGGCTTGGTTGCCATTGTTATCCTCTCGCCTCATAGCAAGGCATGTGCATTGGGTCGGCAGGGTAAAACTCGAAAACGCCAGTTTTCTTGTCGCAAGTCCCAGCCAATGCCCTATTGGATATTGGCTGACTTTTCTCAAAGTCAGTTATGACCTTGGGCATCCTGCAAAGCCTACGGCATGTGTTGCAATTGCCTTCAGACTCGTCGTATAGCCTTCTAGACTCTTTGAGTCGCGTTGCCGCTTCGCTTGTCGTCGCCATCACGTAACGCGACGCCGAACCATTGAAAGCGCCAGTCCATTTCGCTCCGGCACCGCTCACCTTGACATCCGTGTAGTGGCACGAATAGACGGCATCCCCGTAGTCATCAACGCACATTGGCTGTTGGTCAGACGAATAGTGCACTTTGACGTGCCGGAAATAGGCACCAACTTCTGGGTTCACAGCCTCACGCGCTACGAGCGCGCAGAATGCCGAGGATGATCGAAACGCCGGCAGCCACTACACCAGCCGCCTGGCCCTTGCTCAGGCTGTCCGCAGCGCTGGCGATGGCGTTGCCGACTTCGGGCGATGCGATGGCCGCAGCGCCTGCCGCCGCAAAGGTGACCGCGCCCTTGCCGGTGCTGGTGCGCAGCCAGCGGACGAACTTGTTACCGGACTTCGGGGGAGACGGCGGCGGCGGGGTAATGATCGGCGGAATGGAACTCATGGGGTTGATCCTTCTTTCTTGGCTTCGATCTGCTTTTGCAGACCCGGGGCCATCATGTAG